GTAAAAGAAGGTATATCCCATATACATCTATTGTTAGGTTGTGCTGCAAAATTACCATCATCTAAGGCAATTATGTGTGCGCACTTGTGCTCGTGCGGAATCTCTGAATGATCAGTGTCGAGTATGTTACTATCTGGATGAGCAAAGTCAATAGTAAATAAATATTTACCAGCGTGCCATTTTTTGTCTTTTCCTATATACTTTCCGGCCTGTCCGTCTAATATATCCCAACGATGAACAGAAGGATAATAAGAAAAACAATTCCAGAGCTGTAGTTCATCAAGTCTTCTTCTGGGCACTCTATCGATTTCAAATCCCGTTTGAATAAACGCGCTAATTGGTAAGCGATAAAATATTGCACCGTTTTCCATAATAGCATGAAATAATATAGCGCGACCTGTAAGAGCGCTAATACCAAAGATAATGCAGTCAGCAACTTCTCCCTGATGTTTTTTAAGATCATATAAATACTCCCTTCTTATTTGTGCATAAGTTGGTGGTATGTTTGCATTTAAATAAGCCATAGTCTATCCTCATTTTATTGTACCCCAATTTGGTCCAGATTCATAGTCTACTTTGTTAGGTACTTCTAACTCCACAGCAGACTCCATAATATCTTTTATCTTCGCAGCTTCCAAAGGGTTAACAACCGATATATCAAGTTCATCGTGTACTTGTATATGCGGTGTGATGCCTTCCTTGTGTAGTTCTACCATTGCTTTCTTTGTCATGTCAGCAGCTGATCCTTGTATCAATCTATTTAAAGCTTTGTATGTGTATGCTCGTTTGATCCCTGGTCCGTGTTCCGCGAGCGCTGCTTCGTGTGATAATGCTTTGTGTATACCGAATTGGTTAGGCTCCCACAAATCAAACCTACATCTTCGACCTAGTAAAGTTCTAACTCTACCCCGGTCCTGTGCTCTACGCATGACACTCTCCATTAACATTTTTACAAAAGGAACTTTGTCATGATATGTTCTAAATAGATCTTCAGCATTTTCTTTCGATACACCTAGCTCTGCTTGTAATTTATTTTTACCCATACCATAAAACAAACCAAGATTAATTGTCTTCGCTTGTGATCTTGGTATGTTAGCCATGTCAGCCACAATCTGGTGAAAGTCTGCTTCACCTTCGTTGTACGCATCTAATACTTCCTCTACACCATACAAACCATCGAGAGCTGCGTAGTGTGTAACAAGTCTTGGCTCTTGTTGTGAGTAATCAAAACAACCCCATGTCATACCTTCTTCAGGTATAAACAATGATCTGATCCGTGGTCCGAGTTCTTTGTTACGTGCTGGTATCTGCTGTAGGTTTGGATTGTTGTAACTAAATCTACCAGTCACAGTCCCACCTTGATCTGATCTTATCTGATTAATCTCAGCATGTATTCTACCGTTGTGTGAATGTTTTAATATTGTATCTATAAATGTTGTATGTGATTTGTTTATTTCTCTTGCGTGTGCAATCGCTTTTACAACAGGATCAGTTTGATTCTGTAAAAAGTTTTTAGTAAAGCTTGGTGCACCTGTTTTAGCTGTACGTTCAAATGGTAAGTTTCTTTTCTTAAATACTTCAGCAATACTTCTTGCTGCCCAAATTTGTACATCAACTCCTGTTTCTTTGTATACTTGTTGTAGACATTGTTTCTCTTCTGCAACTAATTCTTGTTTTAGTTTGTGAGCTGCATCCATATCAACACGTACACCCAGGAATCTCATATCAACAAGACATGGAAATAGTTCTGTTTCAAGATTAAATATATCTTCTATGTCTTGACTCATGATTTCTTTCTTCATCTCTTGCCAAAGTTTGTACGTTAACACCGCGTCTTGCTCTGCATACTCACCAACATACATTGCAGGCAGTTTATACATCTCAGACTTAGCATCGATGCCCCAATGGTCTGCAGTTTCCTTCAATACAGCCTCGTTTTTGCCGATTCCGACGTAATCCCGACCCAAACTACCTAAATCGTATCGAAAACGATTCTCGTCCACGAGAGAGCCAGCAATCATGGTATCTACGATAGTACCCTGTATTTTGAGGCCTTCAGCCCTAATAAAGCATACATCGTACATAGCATTGTGAAATATCTTAATTGCAGGTGTGTTTAGTACATCTTGAAACCATTTCATGACCATAGTCTTATCCATATTACCACCACCTTCGTGACGTATAGGATAATATCCAGACCAGTCATGCACAGCAACAGCTATACCTACCATGTGTCCTTTGCCTGTCACAGATCCAGACCCCATAGTTTTTAGTTCCGGGTCTTTTGTTTCTAAGTCAATTGCAATCTCATCATACTTTGATAGATCAGGAAAAGACTCTGGTGGTAACCATTCTGTCTGTGGTTTAAATATCGGTTTCATGAATAATCCCTCTCCAGTATCATTTCTAAATAATGTATAGCCTTCTTTATGTCTTGCTCTTTCCCTTTCGACTGATGTCGACAGATATACTTTATAGCATTACCTTCTGCAAAAAGCAATTTGTTTTCGTTTATAAACTCTGCAGGCTGAATTTTCATCGAGCGGTAGTGCTTCCCACCTACCTGCTCTTCTAACGAATTGTATGTTGTGCCTTTAAATAAATCTTTGTTTGTCATAGATTGTAAGCCTTTCTTGTTTGTGGTTCTATTATGTACAGATTGTTCTCTGTTCTTGTGCATGCAACATAGAATAGTCTGTTCATGTCATCAGAGTTTTTTTGATACTCATCAAACGCTGCACCGGCTAAGTCTGTAGTTACAACTACATTCTCTCTTTCATTACCTTTGACACCATGTATCGTAGATATTTTTATTCTAGGATTTTTAGTTAAGTCTTCACCAGAATCTATTAATTTTCTAATCTTTGTTATGTGTTGATCACCTAATTCATCTAAAGCTTCATACCATTCTGCTTCTGTTTGTAGTCCATACTTTTCTTTCAAAGTATCTATGTCATAGAAACCATCTTTGATCATACTCTTAAATAATTTCTTGTCCCAGTTCTTACTCATCTTATTAAATATTTTTTTACAATCACTGTATGGTAAAGGTACACCTGTTCGTAACTCATTCCATTTCTGTATAATTGTGTATAAATTTTTTATTGCAGGTGTAGAGTTTCGCCTTTGCCAATACAAATTCTTCTCATCAAGTATATTGCCTATCTCAGGTAACATATAGTTAGCTTGTGCTAACACTAGCCACTTACCTTGTTTGAAGTTTACATCATGTAAAGTATTGCATCGTTGTACAGATCCTTCATCTTGTTTTGGTAGCCATTCTTTTTCTACTCTGTTTGTAACTCGTTTGATTAATCTGTTAGCTAACGCAAAAGGTTTTTGTGGTACCCTTTGTGATTGATCTAATACAGTTCTTTCACCTTCTAAGTTTATAAATGTATTTACGTGTGCACCATTCCATTTGTATATAGCCTGGTCATCATCACCTGATATATATGAGTCTTGTGATTTTTCTTCTATCTTTCTTACTAATCTCCATTGTATCAAACTTAAATCTTGTGCTTCATCAACAAACATAACTCGTAGTCTTGGTGCCTCACCACTATCTAAAAATTTTTCTAGCATGTCAGGAAAGTCAATCAAACCATTTTGTTCTTTGTATCTTTCTAGTTCTTCTACAATTATTTCTAATTTGTTTAATGATATCTTTGAGTTGTTTGCAAGATGGTAAAACTTTATAGGATCTAATTCTTTTGATCGTGCTAAGTTTATCATTTGTATGTATGGATCTGTAGAATAGAACACACCATCGTAGTCTTCATCTTGTTTTTGATTGAAATCTAATTCTATTTCCATCTTCTCTGATAGTTCTCTGTAATGTTTTGGTTGCATCACCTGGTTTTTATTTATACCTAGCTGATTAAAACAAAACGAATGTAGTGTTTGAAAGTATGGTAGGTCATCGTAAGATAATTTAAATTTATCTACAGCTCTTTGTTTACCTTCACCTGCAGCATTCTTACTAAATGTAAAATAACCTATCTGATCTGGTGGTGTTGATTCCAAAAAACTTTCTATGTGTTCAAGTAATGTATGTGTTTTACCTGTACCTGGAGGACCATAAATTATATATCGCACTAATAGTTCTCCTGCTTAAATGTTTTTGGTTTGTATGTTTCAGTCTTTTTGTCAAACCTAGTTACAACAAACACAGATAGTTTGTGTCTACCCACACGTTTAGTTGTGCAGTTTAGATTATCTTTTAACATCTGTGATGTTCTTTGATATGGCACCTTCCAATGTTTTCTAGATAGATAGTTATTGAAGAAGTTGTCAAATACAAAGTGATGATAGCCATCTCTCGTGTACGTACCACCGTTTCGTAAATCTTCGAAGTCGTCTTTCTGTATTCTGTTTACACAATAGTCTTCTAAATAATTACGTAATATATCTTTTGTGCTTGTGCCCTCTGCAGGTTCTGTAATCTCTGCATTTGTTAATAGTATGTTTGTAAGTTTCTTCCAATCATTTGTTTTCAGTGTTGGTGGATTTAATCTTAATTGTTTTACACACTCTTCTTGAAACATAGTTTGGTTTGTTAAATGTTTCGCTGAGTCTAGATATAATCTATCACCGTCTACGTTCATGTAATAGTATGGCTCCTCTAGGTTAACAACCTGCAGGTCTGTTAGACTAGGAAAGATTATCTCTTGACCTATACCAAACTTTCTAGACTTACATA